GGTGGTCGCCCAGCTCTGTCCCCCAGAGCCCGCGCCGCAACGTCTCGCCAGATCCCAGGTATCCCGCAAAATTGGTGCGCTCGGCGTGCGCCACAAGCTCGTCCCCCACGATCGCCAGCGCGGGAGGCATCCCCAGCGTCCAGGATGCCGAACTCGTGGACGGAATGGTCTGCCGCGAGACGGAGAAATCGGCCAGCCATGCGTCGGCAAGGCCAGGCTGGAGATCGTCCCGGGGTGCGAGCGTCTCGCGCGGCTGGAGGTCGTCCATGGGCGCCACCAGTGCACCAATGGGCGATCCGCTGGCGAGCGCCCCAATCTTCCCCCATTCGCCGCCATTCCAACGCCGCCACACCTCGCAGCCGGTCCAGCCCACGGGCCCGCACGCGGCCAACAGCGCACGCGGAAGGCCGTCGCCGCGGAACGTGGTCGGAAGCACGACTACAGCAGCGTCCACGATCGATGGGGCGTAGACCACGGCGACAGGAGCGTCTGGGCCTCCCGAGATCGGCGACGCCGGAATCCCGAACTCCGCGCCGGCGAACTCAAACAGCACGGTCATGGTGAGATTCGCATGCCTGGTGATGCGCTTCACCCGGTACCATTCGCCGGCCAGGCCGAACCGCTCATCGGTCAGCGTGACGAGATCCATGGGCGTGAGCATCTGGTGGCGAGCGGTGAGCTTGACTTCCCAGGTGCGGGGTGCAAGCCGTTCCCTGCGCAGCCTGCACCATGCAGATAGCGCAGCCTGGACATCCGTGTGGATCCAGGGACAGTCCACCAGCGCTGATTTCTGGTCGCCGCGCGAGACCACGCCCGAGGCGTCGCGGGCTTCGACCGTCACGGACCGGTAGTTCTGCGCTCGGTCGGTGTACGCGATCGGCATGGCCGTCTTCTGCGCCGACGCGTCGCACGACGATGGCGACGGCACGGAGCCCTTGAGCCAGTCGTTCGGACCAAGGTCGTAGACCGGCGCTTCCCTGGACTCCTGCGGCGACCACGAGACGCCATTGCCGACGATCGAGCGATGTTCCAACGGAACCCATTCCAGCTTGCCTTCGGACCACACCGGTAGGCAATTGGCGCTCGCCATGAGATCGCAGATGTGCTGCCAAGAAATGACTTGGGACGTGATCACGTCGGAGAACCGGAACCCCATCGCCTGGGTGTACTTGTCGGTTTCCTCGACGTTCTTCATGATCAGATCGAAATCGGTTCCGTCTGGCCTTTCGGGTCGCCACACGGGGCCCATGTGGCGCTCGGTGAGCAGCTCGCGCACGATCACTCCGCACGGATCCACGTCCGGATCGGCGGCGGCTTGCGGGTCCCAGGCGATCAAGCGCGAGGCGTTGCCGGTGTAGACATCGGATGGATCGAAGTCGCCCCACTGCTGCATGACCAGCCCGTGCGGGGTCGGAAGGGCCGCGTGTACCGCGTCGTCGGATCCCGAGACCAAGACCACCTTGTGCCCGCCGTTGATCAGCCCGCCGTCTGACAGGATCCAGCGCCAGGCCTGGACATCGCCATTCCATCCGCGGTCTATGTCGGTAGCAGGAGCGCCGAGAATCTGGGCACGACAGGCCGTCACGACGTAGAAGCCATTGATGAGCGCGACGCGTGGAGCGCAGTGCAGAAGCGCGTCCAGGGGAACCTCGTTTTCCATCTCCGCAGCTGGCACGCCGACCTCTCCGCTGCGGATTTTCCAGCGTGTGGAGGATTGCATCGATCCGGAAAATGTCGGGCCGGGGCAATAGACCAGGAGGTACTTTCCGGCCCCCCGATCGAGCAGCCTCACGACCGCGCTGGGGTAGCCCCACAGCTTGTATCCGGTGCTGCCTTCGGATGCCGGAACGGGAAGCTGCGGCAGTCCATGGACCGGGATGATGCGCGTTTCATACGGCCAGACTGCCGATGGCTTGCCGCGGATCAGGGATTCGTCTTCGCCGTTCTTCCAGGTCGTGGCGACCACGGCGCCGTTGAGGAATACGCTGGTAGCCAGGCCACAGGGGTCGGCGCCGGACTCGCGGACGGACGGATCCCATTCGACCTGGGTTCCGTTCAGGACCACGGGCGCGACCATGATGCCACGGCCACGGATGTGGAAGGCGAGCAGGGCCGTTCCGTCGGCGCGCGCGGCGATGGCAGGGGCGCGGAGATCGGAATCATAGCTGGGCCAACCTTTCCAAACTCGCAGTTGTTGCGAAATGCGAGTGTTCGCGAGCCCCTCGGGATGCCTCCAGGTCGCGCCTGAATCTGTCGGGGCTGTGCAGCATGCCACGTCCAGCCCCTGGGATCCGGTGTAGGTGGGGGCGTTGTCGGCCGGGTGCGGGTGGCACTGCCAGGCCAACCACACGCGCCCACCCGCTGCGCTGCCGTTCAGGTGCGACGCACCGTCCAGGCTTGACCTGGTGGCTGTGGTCAGCGTGTGAACCGTGCGGGTCGTGAATGCCCCGCCGGTGGAGAACGCTTCCCGCACTTCCACGGTGGTGCCGCGCTGGTGGAACCACGCCACGTGGACCACGTCGCTCGCCTGGTCACCGAATACCACCGGCGCCGGGATCGCATGCGCCACGGTGGCGATGGTGACCGGAGCCGACCACACGAACCCGCCATCGGTTGCGACCCGGTACAGGATCGACCAAACGTCGGCGCCGGTCTTGAGCACGTAGACCAGATGCGCTTCCAGGTTGCGGCAAAAGGTCTCGGCTTGGTAGTTGATCGGCGAGCGCGGCGCGTTGGTAGGGCCATCGTCGTGGAATACGACTTCCTGGAGCGCTTCGGACGGCCCGCCGTTGACCTCGTAGGAAAGAGAAAGGATTTCGTCCTTCGGGTCGTGATCACGCCAGGACACCATGCGGCCACGGTACGGGATCAGCGTGTATCCGCTGGTCGTCTGCTCGTTGGAACCAGGAACAAACGATGCGGGATCCACCTCGAATGGGACGGCGTCTTTGTCGTTGAACGACACGCGCCCCAAGTTCTGCTGTTCGCCTTCGCAGATCAGGTAGGCGACCCGATTCCCGGTCTCGTGCTTCTCGATCAGGATCGCCGGGACACGCGCCCGACCAATGCAAATGGGCACTGCGACACCGTAGGAGCTTGCACCCAGGTACTTCCCCGCTTGCTGGCGCATCTGCTCTGGGATCGGCGCGACCTGGTCAGGACGACGAAAAAGAGCCTTCTGTGATCCAGAAGGCCCCCACACGTTGCGGATGTAGAATGGAGTGCCCACCTACGAAAGGTGAGGCGTCGCTGGCGGCGGCGGTTTTGTCCGCTCAGTCTGCCGAACGGACGAAGATTGGGGCTCGATCTCCCCAGCGATCTTCCAGGAGCGAAGATGATGCGTTCCAGCCCTGCCATTCCGTGAACAGCGGGAGAATGACGTTCGTGCACCAGAATCCGTCCGCCGCAAGGAACCCTCCCTGCGCCAGTCGTCTGTGCATCACCACGCCGAACTTGTTCCGGACTGTGCTTGCCGAATCCCCCCACAGGCTCGTCCTGGCCCAGGTCATGGCGTCCTGGTCGCCCCATGCCCACCGGGTGGTGTCGCCCGCCCACACCAGGTATTTGGCTTCCTTGGTGGTCAGCAGGCGATATCCGTTTGCCTTGCGAACCTGGAATCCCAAGAGCGTATCTGTCCAGTCGTGCCGGGACGTGTCCAGAGCGGTCCACTGGTACACGGTGTCCAGCCCGCGCGCCTTGCTCTTCTCGTTGGCGATCAGGAACACGCGCCAGATCGGGATGTCCTGGCCGCCGCCGTTGATCGCGCCCCAATTCGTATCCACCCACATCGCCCCGACGCTGGTGAGGACCTCGCGCGCGGAGTCGTAGATGTTCGTGCCAGCCACCCAGCTGGTGTCCCAGCGAACCTTTCCGGCCGGGACCAGGCGGTACTCGCCGTCCGCCTGCATGGTGCGATAGGGCGCGGTCGCAGGGTCGCGGAAGCCGCTGGCCTCCGGGGCGACGGGGTCGGTGGTTCCGCAGCCGACGAGGGCGACCGCGATGGCGAGGAGAAGGAAGCGTTTCATGGGGGGGACCCTCCTGGGCTTTGTGCGCGGCAATAGCCGTACACTTATTGTAATTTATTCAGTTTCCAATAGGTAGCGAATTCCGCCGCCGACCACCTCGACCAGCCCGGCAGGCGCCGCCACTCGGGCGAAGATCCGCATGCCCGCACGCGACACGCCCAGCTCGTCGGCCAGGTCGTCCATGCCCACCAGCTCGTCAGCCAGCTTCTGCAGCCGTGGCAGGTGCTCCAGGACCGCGAGAACCGCTTCCCTGTCTTCTGGCGCAGCTTGAGCCAGGATGGCGTCGCGGGAAACTTTCATGCGGAAAAATGTAACTCCGGTTAGGCTTGTTCGGCCATTCTGTACACCCAGGTACGGATTCCATTGGTCATCTTGTGGTAGCGCTCGTAGCCGTTTTTCCTCAAGATCCAGGAAATCGCCATCTCGTTCTGTCGGTTCCGGGGGATGCGGAAGTGGTCGAAGATCGCGGCCAGCGTGGTCTGCTCCCCGGCGAACCGTGGGATAGCTTCCCGGATCACCTCGACCATCTTGGGCAAGGGGTATGCATCATCCTCCCCAACCTTTTCGGTTGGTGCAGGTCGGGACACGTTGGTCCGTGCAGGCCTCCCCATGCGCGGGCGCATCCCTTGGAACCGTTCCAGGATGTCGAGCGTTTCTTCCCTCCCGATCCTCAAGCCTTCCAGGAAATAGGGGTGAACGGCCATCTGCGCCTGGTTCGGAGCCTCGTACTGGCCCGTCTTGCGGATCGTAGGGAGGACTTCGTGGGTGACCCAGCGCCGGAACGTCTTCGCTTCTGGCTTGCGGCTCCCCATGATCAGGGAATAGAGGCCAGATTCGGAGACTGTATTCATTTGCTGTGGTCTGCCGATGGCGTCACTTAAAGTGACGGCATCCCTTTCGTCATCATCCAGGCGAGAAACGGCCTTCCTCGGGTTTCGAACGTCTAGTGCCAAGCACACATCGACAGCGACAAACCAGGGTTCGCCAGCGCGGTCGACAACGCGCACGGACTGGCCAGCAGGGGAAGCGAAGGTGGTCATGGGGTTCATGGGATTCTCCAAGCAGAGCGGCCCTGGTCAGCTTCCGGGTAGAAGATCCACCCCTTTCGAGGCGGAGACCGGAGCCGACCAGGGCCAGCATTCACGAAAATCCGTATTGGGGCGACACTCTACCTTCGTCCCGACCCCCAGAAGATGGTGCGCCGGGATGCCTAAAAACCTTGTCGCAAAAGTCCCGTTACGCTTTTTCTCGCATCATGCCCCCGCAAACCCGGCCTGGTGGCCTGCCATGATCCGCACCACCGCCGACCCCTGCGCCTGCAGCACGGCCAGCACCTCGTCTTCCAGCGACACCAAACGGCCGCGCCCCACAATCCCCTGCCCCCCGCCTCCCTGGACGCCCAGGAACTTTGCCAGCGGTCCGAAGTTGCCCGCGCGCGCCGCCTCGGACTCCGCAACCGGAGCGATGATCTCAGACTTGTGGACCATGGCCACCATGTCCCGGGGCAGGTTCGGCGTACCGCTCGCGAACCCCATCAGGTTTTTGGCAAAGCCTGTAAGGCCACTTTCTCCACTCCCACCTCCACCGCCAAGAGCCGCGCTGAGCAGCTTTATTCCTAAGCCCACGGCCATCTTGGCGATGAAGTCGGACGCGGCCTTGAGGAGCCCGTCCCGCATGGTCCGCCCGATTTCCTCCGCGCCCAGCTTGCCCTTGGTCATGATGTTGGTCAGGCCCTGGGAAATCCCGTTGACCACCGGCGACATCACCGCCGAAATCTGGCTGACGATCCATTCCGTGCGCTTCTTCTCTTCGGCCGCCAGCTTCTTCTGGGTCTCCAGCTGCGCGGCCTCGAGGCGCTTCTCGTCCTTGGACCTGGTCGCGAACAGCTTCTGTCGCAGCTCTTCCTCGTGTGCAGCCTTTCGCTCCTGCTCCTGCTGCTCCCACTTCGAATCTTCAATCGCATTCTTCTGTGCGCCCGTGAGCTTCCCGTCTCCGGCTGCAGCAGCGCCACCAGCCCCGCCAGCGCCAGCACCGGCGCCAGCCTTCTTGCCGCGCCCCACAATCCGCCCCTGATCGACGCCTACCTGGGAAAAGGCGAACCCCGTGGCCGCGAAGTTCTCGGCCGCCTGGTCGGCGAACACCTGCGACATCCCACCCAGCGTGTCGAACCCGGTCTTGATCGATCCGAGCGTGTCCTGGAGCTCGCCTTGCTGCCCCTGGATGAACCGCGCCACGCCCTCGGGCCGCAGCGCCTCGGGGAGGGAGTTGAGCGCCGAACGGATCAGGCCCAGCACCTTGTCCAACGCGATCAGGAACGCCGCAGGGATTCCCATGATCAGGCCGTACAGCCCTTGGAATAGCTGGAACAGCCCGGACATCGCGAGGCGAGCCACGCCCTTGGTGGACTCCCACAGCCCCACCGCGATCTTGCCGATGTCCATCATCGTGCCCATGAGCGCGGTCAGGGCCGGGAGCGCGTTGGTCCGCATGAACTCGCCGAAGCTCTGGGCGTCGTCGCCGTACATGGCCGCCCAGAACACCTGGGCGTCGATGATCAATTCCTTGAGCGGTTCTTGCAGGCCCGAGAGGAGGTCGATCAGGAACTGCAGGATGGACTTGGACCCGCTCGTCGCGTCGCCGAATGCCACCCGCAGGAAGCCGCTGAAGGCATCCCCCAGCGTCGACAGCATGCCGCCAAACGTCTTCGACTGCTGGTCCATCATCCCGGCGTAGCGTCCGAACGCCTGCTCCGCAACCGCCCAGATCTCCGGACCTTTGGCACCAGCAGCTTGCATCTTCTCGATCTGTCCGCGCGTCGATCCAGAAACAATGCCCAGTTCCTGCAGGCGCATCATCGCTTCGCCCACAGGCCGTCCAGACTGGAGCCCGTCGTACAGACGCCCGACCCAGACCGCGAGCTCGTTGAACGGCTGCCCCGTCCCCGCCGCCAAGTCGCCGACCAACGTCAAACCTTTGCCGGTGGCCAGCGCGCCCCTGGTCAGCGTCTCGAGCACCGTCGAGGCCTTCGCAACCTCGGGCAGGTTGAACGGAGTCTTGTCGGCGAACTCCGTCAGATCCACCATCCTGTCGGCGGCGGCATCCATCCCTCCCAGCAGGACGCTGAACTGGGTCGTCAGCTGCTCCATCTCGATCGATGGCCCAAGCGCCTTCTCTATCGCCGACCCCGCGAGCCCCACCGCCGCGGTGATTCCGGTGATCGCCATTCCCACCACCGCAATCGAACCGGTGAGCCCCTTGAATGCGGATTCCATGCCGCTGGCGACCTTGGATCCCTTCCCCTGGAACTCGTCCGCCTTCTGCCCCGCCGCCTCGAAGCCCTTGCCGTCGAACAGCGACTGGATGAGGACCTTGATGTCCATCGCGACTACCTCGCGTCGAGAGCCTGCTTTTCGAGCGCCTCGACCAGATCAGTCCCGACCCACGCCCCGTCCGCCTGGAACTGCTGGAGTCGCTGCCGCAAAAGCTCCTTCGCGGCAAAATTCGTCAGCTCTTCCGGAAGCGGTTCGCTTTCCGCCTCGACCTGCTCAACCGCACCAAGGGAAACCAGGATCCCGGAAACGACAGCGGGCAGAGGCGGCGTTCGGCGCCACGCCCTGCCCACCGCCGCAAGCTCCGGGATCGTTCTCGACTCGACTTCGGTCCAGGTCCATCCCGACATCGCAACGACGCCGGAAATGAACTCGTCCCAATCGAAGTTCTCGATCGATTCGCCGGATCTTAGCCCGGCTTCGCTTCCCCCGATTCCTTCTCCTTGCCCCATTCCAGGCCCAGCGCACCAAGGAAAGCCTTGAAGGCGGGTCCCATGAGATCCACGGTCAGAAGTTCGTCGAAATCGTCTCGTTCAGAAACCGACTTGTTCGCCCTGCGGAACGATTCCCACATCAGGTCGGAGATCGCGTCCACCTGGTCACCCGAGAGTTTGCCCAGAGCCTGCGCGAGCGCGTCCTGGAACTCGTCGCCCGCAAGCAGAGCGATGAGCTTGGCTTTGTCGACGGCGGTGGAACTGCCTTCCTGGACGGCCTTGGCCATGATGTCGGCGACGAACCGCACCAGCCCGGCCAACGCCATGATGATGGCGGCCAGCGCCTTCCAGTGCCGAGCCACGACCTTCACGGGGAGGCCCGCGAATCCGTAGGACGCGCCATTTGCTTCGAACGTGTGCTTCATGTCTTAGGTTCCTTCCGTCAGCGAGATTTCGCCGATTGCCAGGGTTTCGGGGTCGGCCATCACGAAGCCTTCGAACTTCGACTTGGCGAAATCCCCCTTGTTCTCGAAGCCAGGGAAGGCCGTCGCCACGCACCGCGGGTAACGGTGCCAGCGGTACTTCCCGTCGTACCACGCCAATGCCTCGATCCCGATGTACGGGGTCTGCTGCTGGTTGGCGTTGATCAGGGTGACCTTGTTGGTGTCGGTGGTCGCGGTCTTGACCCACGTCACCAGAGGCTTGACAGAAGCCGTCGACCAGGCCGTGGCGTCGGTGGCGTTGAACGTGACCACGTTGCCCGACACGCTGAACTGGCCCGATGCGGGCGCGGTCGTGACCTTGACCAGCGGCGAGCCGCCCGGCAGCACTCCCAGGGCGATCGGCGTGCGCACCATCAGGACGTCCGTGGCGCCGGTGATGGTCATGGTGTTGGACGTGACGGTCTGCGAGGGATCGTCGACCGTGGGAACCACGGAGAACCCCGCGACACCGCCCGACACCAGCTGGCCCAGGCCGCACATGATGAGCGTGCGCATGTCGATCTGTTCGAACTCGCCTTCGAACTTGATCTCCATGCCGTCGGTGCCCGCGTACATGGGCACCTGCATGGCGCCCTTCATGGTCTTCACCGACGGCTTGTAGTCGATCTTGAACGAGGTGAGAGCGCCCAGCATCTTGCGGTCGCCCGAGTTGCCGCGCCCGGAAATCCAGACCAGGCCCTGGCCGAATTGAGGCATTCCCATGGTTTACTCCTTGAACAGCGGAGCGAGACGCTCCTTGAGAGCTTCGCGCCTGGCGACGAGGTGGTTCCAGGTGGTCGGGTCCATGCGGATGTCCGACTCACGCCAGAAAGTGTCGATCTCCGCTTCCACCTGCTGCCGGAGCGTGGGCGCGGGATTCTCGGTCTTGGTGGCCATCACGGCCTCCTGTTGTTGAGGACGATGGAGAACAGGGATCCAACCTGGCGCCCGCCCGAATCGTCGGCCAGCGGCGACACCTGTTGGATGGTGGCGGCGTAGTATCCGCCCAGCACCTCGGCGGTCGAGCGATGGGGCGAGAAGAACCGCCGCAGCGCCGCCAGCAAGGCGTCTTCCAGCTCCGACAGGGCGAGAGCACCGGCGCGAAGGATTGCAGCTTCGCTGGCCGCGTCTGGCACCTTCTGCCAGATCTCGACCTGGAACGACAGCGTTCCGGGAAGCGGCTCCGGGTCCTGGGAAAGGACCAGATCCCGTTCGCCGTTCTTGCCACGCGAGATCCACACGCACGGAGCTTCGGGCACGCCGGGGATTCCGATCCCGATGGATGGCGTCCCATCTGCATGTGCCACGAGAGCCGCGAACGGATCAGCCTTGAGATGCGCTTCGAGTGCGTTGAGGACATTCCACCAGCGCATCAGCCACGCCCGATCCTGGGTGTCTTGCTGCCCTCCTGGTCGACGCCAGCGTAGGCGTTCTCGGCTCCGACGAAATCCGCCCGGCAAAGGTCGTCCAGGATCGCGCCCAGCTCCTTCTCGTAGGTGCGGAGCTTGACCAGGTACACGTCCTGCACCTGGGCGTTGAAGGCGGCTTGGTTCGTGCCGCACTCGCCGAGGGCGGTCAAGCACGCGAGCTTCAGGACCCCCGCCCGCTTGGCGTTGTAGGGCAGCGGATCGGCGAACTCCGACTGGAGCACTCCGAGGTTGCGCGCCTGCTGCACCAGCCATGCATTGGCGTCCGGGAGGTACTTCTCGGCACGCTCGGCCAGTACCTTGTCGATGAGATCGGTCACGGCGATCACTTGAGCCCCGCTTCCTGGATGGCGGAATCGATTCCGGCTTGGATGCGGGCCTGTACGGCGCCGCGTTCCTTGTCCGCTGCCTTGTAGAGGAACTGGTCCGGCTTCGTTCCGGGGTGGCTCACCCTGCGGGCAAAGAAGAAAGTGCCGCGGGAAGACCAGCGTAGCGCCTTGCGCCTGGTCGGCACGAAGTCCTCCTGGGCGCGTGTGCCTTCGTGGACCATCGCCGCGTAGGGCGCGACGTTGCGGTCCAGGAAAACCACGGCCTGCGCCGGTCCCGTCTGCTGGACGGACACCGAGCGTTCGAGCATGCCGGATTTTGTCCGGAAATTGTGCTCCAACCGAGCACGCGAAGCGATGATCTCCCCCGCTTCGAGGACGGACACGTCCAGGACTTCGTGCACAGCGCCAGGAGCCACGCGCACGGCATCAACGAGACGGTCGAGCCCTTCGAAGCGTAGGGAGATCTTCATCAGGTCAGGTCCTCGAGATCGAAGTCCGCCCCGCCAGCACCGGAAGGCGCAGCGGGAGACTGGTCACCCTTGGTCTTATCCTTCTTGCCACCCTTGGCGCCGGAATCCGCCCCGCCAGCACCGGGAGGCGCAGCGGGAGCGCTCTCGCGCGTCCAGCCGAGTTCCAGAAGCTGAGGTTCGGCCACTTCGTCCGCAATGCAGACGCCGTGCTTCGGGTGGCGCATCTTGAACGTGTCCATGCTGCCTCCGATCAGAAGAGCAGGTTCTTCAGCCAGTCAGGCCGAACCACCTTGCCGCCCCAAGCCATTTCGACCTGGTAGACGATCTGCTTGTACTGGGCGTAGACCGCGAAGCTCATCACCAGCCCGGTGTCGGGATCGGTGATGTTCACGCGATCCAACGCGCTGTCGCCCGAGCCCTCTTCGCTGGGGAGAGCCGGGGGACGGATGCCGAAGGCGATGGCGGACTTGTGGCCAGCCAGGTACCGACGACCGCCGTTGGCGATGGTCATGGCGACATCGTTGGCCAGCGTCTGGCGCAGCCCCGAATTCAAGACCAGCGTGGGAGCGGAGTAGCTCTTCACGATGTACTTGTTCGTGTCGCCAGCGAACGTCACCACGTCGCCCGGAAGGATCGTGCCAGAACCGGTATCCAGCGCGATCGAAGTGACGCCAGCGGCGTATCCCGAAGCGTTGTTCACCAGGTAGCCGGCGCCGGTTCCCTTGGTGTGCGTCTTGATCGAGTTGGCCCAGCCCACGTTGATGTTGCCCAGCTTCGACACGATGCCTTCGCGCAGGGTCTCGGTCGCGCCCGCACTGGAAACGTTCTGCAGCAAGTTGAGCTTGCCGAGGGTATTGTACCCCAGCGCATCGAGGATCATCGAGCGGCCAGCCTCGGGCGCGCTCGCCTCGTCCAGGAGCGTCTTGAGGTCCCACACGGCATCGGCGTTGCTGGTGAACGGATTGGTGCCGGGGGTACCCCAAGCCAGCGACGCCTGCGAATACAGGGCGGCGATGTCGGCCCACACCTCGTTCACGCCGGCACGGATGGCTTCCTTCACCTGTTCGGACTGGAACGTCGGTCCGTTGTTCGCCATCGCCTTACGCTCTTCGCCGGTGATGCGGAACGGCCAGAACCGGCTCTTGGTGATTCCGACATCGATGGTGGTGGGCGTCAGGTCGCCGACGCCGGGGTGAGAGGCTCCGGGAGTGTCGTCAGCGCCGACGACGACGGCCGTCATGCCGACAGGAACCGTCTGCCCGAGAGCAGCCCTTTCGATGCCGTAGGACGTATCGACGACGGCGTTGATCGGAGTTCGTTCGCGGACGACGCTCTGCATCGTCGCCTGCAGCGACGGAATGAGCTTGGAAAGATCGTTGGCCATGGTTCAGCCTTTCAGTCTTTGATCTGGATTTTGCCAGCGCCAACGTCACGCAACGTCGCGAGATCCTTCTCGCGAGACGCCTTGTCGTAATCGGCTCTGGTGATGCTCTTGATCCCGCCAGGGGTCTGGTTGCGAGTGCCATCGGCGCCAGGGCCGGGCTGTTGGGAGGATTCCCGGAAATGCGGCCGGGCGTCCAGCCAGGAATTGACGAAGGTCAGGGCGGGCACCAAGGCGCCGTCCTTGTCTTCGAACATGAGATCGTCGCCCTGGAACGAGACCTTCTCGCCTTCCAGGAGGCGGACCAGGTCGTCGGTTCCCTTGGCCTTGGCAGCGGTCAGGGCGTCCTTGAGCTTGCCGCGCGCCTTGTTGGCCAGGGCTTCCTTGTCCTTGGCTTCCAGCTGGCCACGGAGCTTCTCCAGGGCCTGTTCGAGCTTCTTGGTTCGGTCGTCGCTGTTGCCGCCAGCGGACAGGCCTTGCTCGATGCGAGCGATGGCGTCCTTGATGTCCTCGGACTCCTCGGCGCCAGCCATCTTCCGGACGGAGCCCTGGAGTTCGCGCAACTGCTTGCGCAGACCCTGAGCCTCCTTGTTGGCATCGGAAGACGCGTTCTTGCGGACGATCTCCAGGATCGCCGCTCCGCCTTCAAGCCCCTCGATTTTCGCTTTCGCCTCTTCGTAGTCCATCGATCCTCCTGGGATTCAGGAGGGAAGATGGCCCGGAAATCAATCCGCTATTTCTGTCCGGTCACTCGGGGCGCGAACCGGATTCCGTTGTCGCCTGGGAACGGTTGGGCGTGGTCGAACTCGCCGCGCTGGATTTGCTCGGGGATCCATTCCGGGAAAGCTTTGCATGTCTCCATGCTTGTCGCGTGGACGCACAACGCGCAGCGTTTGAACCAGATGCCTCCATTTTCAATCCCGGTCTTCAAATCCATGTTCCCTCCGAAAGTACGTCCAGCCGAAGCGTTTCGCCACTCGCGCGATGATCTCGTGGTGGAGATCGCCATCGTCTGGGACCGGCGATCCGGACAGGACTTCTATTCTCGCATCCCAATGGGCGTTCGTGATTTCGTTGAGCGTAGGGTATTTCCCGTCGTAGCTCAGCTGGTAGATGTAGCGAGGCGTGACAGCCCGTATCGTGGCGCATTGGCCGAATGCACCCAATCGCAAATCGTTGACGGAAAAGGAACTGCCGCTCCGTGCCGATGATCCTTTCTGGTGTCCCCAGCCAAGAGGGTGGTTGTGCGTGAACGTGGCGCCTTTGAGGTTTGGCACTTGTACCATCGGGATCGAGACGCTTGCCGCTTCGCCGCGGATCCGGATCGACTCCAGCTTGTCGCGGATGATCACGCCAGTTTCGAACCCGGCGTTCTTCCAGATCAGGCGTTCTTCCTGCTCCGCGCGTTCCTCCATGGACATCGTTTCCAGCTCGATGGCGCGCCGCAGCTGGGACGCTGCAGCCGATGCCGCAGCGTTCGCCTTGGGGGAGTCGCCCCATTGCCGTAGGTTGCGGCTCCAGCTGCCAGGGTCGCCCTGGAACTGCTTCGCGCCAGGAATCGTCAGCAACTTCTTGCGCTCGGCGTCCGTCATCCCCCGAAGCGCTCGGGCCCCCGCGTCCATGTCCGGTCCACCCGGTCGCGGTGGCGCCTCGCTGGGCCTCTGGCGGTACACGGGCGACAGGAGGCACGTGCAGTGCGCGTGGTAGGGGTACGCCGGCGCCCGGTCCTTGGGGTACACGCCTGGTCCCATCTTGTACAGGTCGGCCGTCGCGTGGAAATCGCAGATGTCGAACACCTTGTGCGCGCTCGAGAGCCTCGAACGAATCCCGACCACGCGCGGATCCGTGTCGATCCGATCCCGGAACGCTCCGCCCCATGCCCTGGCCGCCTCGGTCCTGGCGATGCGGTTGGCGTAGTACCTGGCCTTTTCTTCCGTGGCCACCCGGATCGCCCGGTCCAGGCCCTTGGCGCGGCTGGATTCCAGAGCCCGGGCCAGCTCGAGGTACGATGTCCGCAGCGGCCCGTCCTTGAGCTGCTGGCTGTAGTCGCGCACCCGGTCGGCGTACTTTTTCAGTCGGATTTTGTCGTCCGGCGACAGTACCGACGCCGCGTCCACCGCATCCGTGACCGCCTGCGGGAGCTGCGGGCGTGGCGCACCAGGCGCGGGCGTGATCTGGGCAAACGGCCCTCGCTTCGCGAACCCCGGCTGGTATCCGTCGTAGATGGCCCTGGCGGTCTGCTCGACGGTCGCCGCGTGCTTGAACGAGGTGCGCAGGGAGTCTTCCAGCTCGCGCCTGTATCCCTGGGCGGATCCGTGGATGCGGTCGGACAGCGTCGGCATGTCGCTCCCCTCCCACCGCAGCGATCCGGCCCTTTCCTGTAGCGCCTTGGATGGTTCCCAGCTCACCGACTGCAGGACGCCGTAGCCCGCCGCGACACTCTGGACCACGGCCGGCGCCACGATGTTGCGCATGCGCGTGGACGCGCCCACCTCCTGGAATGCCTTGTCCAGGATCTCGGCCAATGGCTTGCTGCGGTCTTGCTTGGCCACGGACGCGGCGATGTCCGCCGCCAGCTTGCGCGAGCGGACCCCGTTGGCGGCCATGATCTGTTCCAGCTGCTTGCGCGCCCTGGCCTCGTCGAAGCTCATTCCGCGGCGCCTTGGCCACCCTCATCGCCCCGGCCGTCGTCGTCATTCCCGGGTGGTGGCAGGCGGTCCTGGTTGTCGGCGTCGGTGCGCTCACGGATTTCCTTGTCGATCGCCGCCAGGATGTCCGGAGGCGCGTCGGGGAGCAGTAAGCGGACGACCCGGCGCCGGATCTCAGATGCGAACGTCTCGCCAGCCCCCATCGTCAACGCCGAAGCCGCGGCGGCCATGTAGGCGTCAATCTCTGCCGACGTGAACTCACTGGGGTACGACACCGACACACCCAGCGTCTTGCCGGTGATCCACTCGAACAGGCCCCACAACTGCTGTTCGGCGTCCGACAGGTACTCGGCGAACGACGACAACGCGTCGTCGAAGGCCGCACGGTCCAGCTGCTTGGCTACGCCCGAGGCTTGCTTGGTACCGTCGGTCATGGCGTGCGACAGGTTCGCCATCCGGTAGATGGCTTGCACGTTGCGCTCGATGCCGTTGGCGAGCGTGACGGCCGCCGCACCGTCGGGCGAGATCCACGCCGGTGCGTTCGAACTGTCGAAGCGGTAGCCAAGCACGTTATTGGTTCCGAGCGTCAACTGTCCAGGGTTCTCGTCGGGGTACGACAGCATCGGGAACGTCGCCTTGCGCTCGATCTCGTCCAGCTCCGACAGCTGGTTGTAGACGCGGTGGTTCGCCTTGGCCACACCCAGGAATCGAGGGGTCGGAAGCTGTTCGTCGTCGTCCCACCGGTGCGGCACGAGCATCACCACCGGCGCCGTCTCCCGAGGGTTCTGCCACGTCCCGGAACCGCCCTCGACATCCTTTCCGTGGGCGTCCTGGGTCCGCCACCCAGCGCCGTCCAGCGTCCGCAAGAGCCGCTCGCGCCCCTTCGTGAACCACCATGAGACCCGCACACAGCGCCCGTAGTCGTCGCGCTCGACATTTTCCAGAGCCGTGCGCTGGATGCGGTAGGCCCACGGGCGCAGCTTCATTTCCTGGGCGGCGTCTGCGGGTTTCTCCGTTGGCGCCGAAACAGCGATGAAGTGGACGGAATCGCGCTGCGCGGCCACGGCGCAGTCGCGCATGAACCCGCCAATTCCCGTCCCGCCGCGGTCGACATCCTTGGCCAGCATGTCGAAGTACTCGCCGCCGCCCGTGGAACTCCGGTCGATCTGTTTGCGGAAGATCGGATCTACGTAGGCGTCCACCACCGGACGCGTGAAGTTGTCGAAGTGGGCGACCCGGCGCCGGTCGTCGTAGTCGCGATCGTCCTCGCGACGGTGAGCGACCAGGTACGTTCCGTCCTTGAAGCCGCCCGAGCCTCTGTAGGCGTGCAGCATCAGGTCGCCGTCCTTCACGGCGAGCATGTCCTGTCCCGGGGGATCCCGGTCCTTCATCCCGGCTTGGGCTCCGGGGGCGGTGGTCTTGGCTGGCGAATCCATTAGAGCCTCTTTCGAACCGCAGTCCGGGCGGTCGGCCGGTGGTCGTTGGTCAACGCGAAATGCGCCAGGGAAAGCGCGTCGACCTGGTCGTCGTGAACACCCTTCGTCGGGAACGCTTCGAGCTCGGTGAAGAACGCGTCGTTCCACGCCCCTCGCACCACGTCGACGTTGCCCGACTGCCACTGCGCCGCGATCGGATCGGCGCGCAGCACCTTGTCGCCGGTGACGGGGTACACCCTGGCCGTCCAGCCTTGCAGCATGGCGACCAGGCTTTCCCCCACCGACTTGCCCGCGGCTCCGGGATCCTGCGGGAAGGCGACCGCTGCGGTCGTGGTGTCCCACTCGGCAACGGCTCGGATCTTCTCGCGCACGGTCGCAGAACGGGCCCGCAGCCTGGATGTGTGGCCGACAACGAGGCGATTTTCTGGCGTGACGCCGAGGAGGACGCCAGCGCTCCAGTCTGGATCCTGCGCTTCCTCGGATACCTCGGTGGCTGCGAGGTCCCAGGCGCGAACCCATCGCGTGCCTTTGGGAATCTCGTTGGCCTCGATCAGTCGCACTTCGTGGCGCCGGAAGTACATGCCGGCAGCTGGGCGAATCTTCCAGTTTCCGTCCAGGAGGCGCCCACGCTCGACGCGTCCGAGGGCCTTCAGGTTCGCGAGGTACCCCGGGTCTTTCTCGAGCAGCGCTTGGTTGTCGGAGATCTTGCCCGCGATGAAGGTGAAGGACTTGGCGTCCTCGGGCTTCATGCCGCGCTCGATCGCGACATCCGGCGAGTCGCCCCAATGGAGCTTGCCGTCGACCCGCACGAACCACCGGACCACGCCTGAGCGCTCCGGGATCGGAAGTCCGTAGGTCGGCGAACCCTCGTCCTGGTCGATCCACCAGGCGAGCAGATCGGCAACCCAGGAATCGGCGTCCGGGTTGCAGGTGGCGCGGATGTAGGGCCGCACGCCGCAGGTCGAGCGGTTGCGCGAGAGCATGTACCAGAACTGCGAGGCGGTGAAGTGGGTGAGCTCGTCGAACTCGATCAGGGCGATCTGGGCGCCCTGCCACTTGAGCACGTCGGTCTCGGCGTTCAGGTGCCCGAACGTGACCTTAGCGCCGGACTTCCAGCGGAACCCGAGCTTGGGACTCTTGAAGGGCACACCGCCGATGCGCGGGTACAACTCCATGGCATTGTCCCAGAGCCCGCCTTCGTTGGTGATCTGGACTGCCTCACGCCGGAAAATGACCGCGCCGAAGCCCTTGACGCGCTTGTGCCGCAGTGGCTCCAGGAGGTTGATGAACGTCTTCCCACAGCCGGCCGAGCCGCCGTAGATCACGATGTCGGCCGACGAAGCCGCGCACGCCTCCTGCGGGCCCGCTTGGGGCCGGATGGCGGTCGTCACCGCCCGTTCGACGGCAGGTAGACCACCACGTCGTCGTCCTCATCGTCGTCTGGTGCTTCGGAATCGCCTTCGCTCCATAGGCCCTTGTATCGCCCCAAGAGGTTGAGGGCTTGCATGGGATCGACCCGCTTGAGCTTTGTCGATCCTCGAATTTGCGAGATTTCCGCGACCATCGCCGCTTCGGATTCAGAAAGCTCGGTCGATGGCTTTAGAGTGACGGATTTTGAATCCCATTCAACGATTTTCCGAATGTCTCCGAATGCAATCTTTTCGAGCCTTGCGATAATTCGTTCCGCTGTAACGCCGTGCGCGGAAAGGATCTTCCGATTGCCCTGAGCGATCGATTCTTGGATGGCAGCATAGGACAGCAGCCGCGTTCCTTGCTGTTTCGCGGTCTTCTCGCTGTACCCTGCCCGCTTCGCTGCTTGCGTGGCGTTGAGGTCCTTGAGGTACTCGGCGACGAACCTCGCGTGCTTGGGACTGAGAGACGGCTTTGCCACACGGTGAAGGTGCGGGGTTCTGGTGCGGGCGCGTCCTGTCCGGTCATAGGGGGTTGGTGATGATCGCTTTAGAAAAAGTTGATGGAATTATCTGGTGAGTTTCTAGGAAACCCTTTTGCTGCCGATGTTTGTGGTCGAAAAGGTTGGTGATTGTTTGAGACGATGTCTTAATCTATCACCATCACCAACCCCCTCTCCCAAACTTTTTCCTGTGCGCCTGTGCGTGCGCGTATGTGCGTGTGCGCGTGATGTGCGCGTATACGTGCGCGATCAACAATCTTTCCCTTTTTAGACGGTGCGGTTGGTGATTTGCTTGGAAGTGGCTTGCAGTCTACGTTTGCGGCCTCACCAACGATGGTAATGATGATGGTGATTCGCGCCTGATGTTGGTGATTTTTTGAGACTTTGTGTCAACCACAATGGAAACGGCTTGCGCTTCGGCGGTTTCGTATATACTTTATTGTTCATTCCGGGCGATCTGGGAGCCTCGGCCCGAGGGAAGGGCGTACCGTCCAGGAGGACAAACCCATGCTCATGACCTTCCGAGGGGCCTTTGGCCGACCGCACGCTCGAAATCCGGCTCTCTGGAGCCCTGGCCGACCTTCTGGCCTCTGTCGCCGCCCAGAAGGATCAGGCAGTGTTCGCCGTTGCCCGCGAGGCGCTCGAGCGCGGCCTGCGGCAGATGCAGGCTGAGCGATGCCCGCCGCCATCCTGAAACGAGGACCTGGACGCCCCACGCTGGCTGTCGATGGCTCCGACCCATCCAAGCTGCTCCTGAAGCTCGCGCCCGACCTACGCGCCCGAATCAAATTGTCCGCAAATTACCTGGGAATATCTGAACAAAGATTCATTCGCCAAGCGATTTGCTCGTACCTCGATACGCTTAAAGCCTGATTCCCTTCCCCTAAAACACGAAAGCAATCCCCCAATGGAAACGAACGACAAAGTCGAGGCAATCGCCGTTTTCGTCAAATACTTCCGACGCAAATCGAATTCAGAACAATCGATCACAAATTACGAGAAATGCCTGTACAGGTTCGAGGCCTCGTTGGGAAAGCCTCTGATCGATGCTCGAGCCGCCGACCTCGACGAACTGATTTCCAGATTCGAGGCGCGCACGCCGGAAACAGCTCCCGTCGCCAAATCGACGCTGCGGACCTACATCCGCATCCTTCGGTCGTTCTTCGCGTTCGCCCGCGAGTACGGGTACATTGACCGAAACCCGATGGCGATCATCCGCAGCCCCAAGGCCGAGCAGACCGTGCCCAGGTACTTCACGGACCGGCAAATCCGCCTCCTGCTCTCGGCACCGATCAGGACAAGGCCCACGGGGATGAGGCTCTACGCGCTGCTCTCAACCCTGTACGGTTGCGGACTGCGGGCGAACGAAGCCCTCTCGCTGGATGTTGACGACGTGGACTTCCAGCAGATGCAGGTCCTGGTTCGCCATGCCAAGGGCGGCAAGGTTCGCGGGGTGCCGTTCGGGCCCGATGTCCGCGACGCGCTGATTGGCTGGCTGGAGATGCGGCCGGCGCTCGCTCTTGCATCGGAGACCGCTTTATTCGTGGGACGCGATGGCGAGCGGCTCGAATACAGCGCCGCACGGCTGCAAATCAAATGGGCGTTCGACGCTGTGGGGCTCGATGGTACCGCCCACTGGCTGCGCCACTCCGCGGCAACCCATCTGATGCAGCAGGGCGCCAATCTGCGGGAATGCCAGGAATTTCTGGGACACGAGCGGGTCACGACAACCCAGATCTACACGCACGTTGCGCCCGAACAGCTGAGACGCCTCCCGGATCTGTTGCCAGGGTTTCGGAAGGCGAGCTGATGCGAGGAGGAGGGGAGCGCCGGAGATTTCCGTCCGACGCCCCCCACGGTTCCGGCAAAGGTTGCAGACTCGCACCGAAACCGATGTCTGTAAATTATTTGCTTGCAAACCGAAACGCAGTTGTCGCATATTATTAAGGCAGACTCGTGAAACGGTGCGGCCTAGAGTTTCGCAATACAGCCTAATAGCTGAAGTTGCGAGGGGTTGCCCGAAAAATCGGGAGGTCTGCGGAGGTATCATGCAGACAAAATCCATCGTCCAAGAAGCCGCCGACCAGGTCGTAAAGAAAGCCAAGGCCGGCACCCCGTACCCCATCGCGATCCAGGAAGCCTGCTCCCGTGGCATAGACCGTGCGCGCCTGATGGCGGAACTCTCGCGCCGCCGCGAAGCTCGTAGGCAATCCAGGCTCAAGGCGGGCGCCCGATGATCGGCACCCAACTCGCCATCTGGGACGTGATCCGACCCGAAGGCCGTGGACGCCCGACGCTCCGATCGACTCGCCGCCCCTGGGGCTGCCCCCTTTCCGTCTGGCGCGCGGCATGTAAGCGCTGGGAGCGGCGCCAGGTCGCCGACCCGATCGAGGCTGTGGCGGCGGTCGCTGCCGAGTCCCTGCGCCGGCCGTGGCCAATCTCGATCGGGACGCCCAAGCGGGAGCCCCGCAAGGTGGTGGTTCGCCCAGCGGCCGAATGCAGTCGCGGGATGCGCTTGCTGGTCCAAGAAGGCCGGATGGCCGGGATGTCCTGGGAGGAAGGCGTCGGGGTGATTCGTTGGGATCGCTGACAACCAGGCCGTTGTGCTACGCCCGCTGCTCGTCCAAGATGGCCAAGGGCTGGACTGGCGAGACTGCGGACTGGCCAGATCTGGTCGCGCTGCTGACCCGCCACGATGTCCGCCAGGAGAAAGACGGGCCCCTGTGGAGCCCGGTATCGATCCGGGAGAGTAGCCACCGCAAGGCGGAGGCGGTGGAGGCCGTCCACCTGCTGGTGCTGGACTTCGACTGCGGGAAGACCATCGACGACGTGCTGCCACCGCTCGAAGGGTTAGAGATGGTCGTCCACACGTCCCATTCGCACATGCTCCAGAGCGAGGGCGAGAAGCCCAAGTTCAGGGTGGTGGTCCCGTTCACCGAACCGGTGCCCGCCGATCGGTGGAAGGCCTGGTGGAAGGCATTCGTGGCGGAACACGCCCCGGATTGCGACCCGGCCTGCAAGAACGCGAACCGGATCTACTACCTCCCGAGCCATCCGGAAGAGACGTTCATGGACGCGGAAGCCTTCCACACCCCCGGGCGGTGGCTCGATCCCGCCCCGTGGATGCCGTCGCAGGAACTGGCCCAGGCTATCCCCGAGAAGCAGACCGGCGCCAAACCCACCGGCAAGGGCAACTACGCGACGCTGGAAGTCCTGCCCTGGGCAGAAGCCGTCGGGCTCAAGCCGCGGCCCGAGGGGCACGGCGAAGGGAAGATGTTCATCGACTGCCCGTGGAAACACGAGCACACCAACGGATTCCAGGGCCCGTTCGACACGTACCTGCTCAACAAGTTCGACGGCGGGAAACCGGTGTTCAAATGCTCGCACTCCCACTGCCAGGGGCGCGGTTTCTGGGACATCCTGAACGCGGTGGGCGACGCCGACAGGTTCTGCCGCGAACGGTTCCAGCCAACCCCACCGCCGGCGCCTGTGCTTCTTTCCCCGCAGGACTCTGGATCGGGCCCAGGGGTCCAGGACGCCACGCCCGAGGACATCGGGAGAGCGGTGCAGTCCGTCGCGGCCCTGGGCGTCGAGTGGGATCCGGTAGACGGCAACGGAAACCCAAAGTGCGGCGTGGCCAACGCCCTGCGCTTCCTGCGCGCCGTCTTCCAGGGAAAGACGATCCGCTACAACGAGCTGTCGCGCCTGATCGAAGTCGACGGCTCCGCGATGGACGAGACGGCGATGGCGAAGCTGCGCGAGCGTCTGGAGATCGTGAGCGGTCAGACCAAGTGGTCCACGAACCATCTGGAACAGGGCATGCAGATCCTGGCGTCCGAGGTGCCGACATACCACCCCGTGCGCGAGTACCTGAACGGCCTGGTCTGGGATGGAGTCGACCGGATCGCCGATCTGGTGCTCGGAACGCTGGCTGTCGTTGCTCCCCTGCAGATCCACCAGCGCTACATGGAAACCTGGTTCATCTCGGCCGTGGCCCGCGCGCTGAAGCCCGGATGCAAGGTCGACACCGCGCTGATCCTGCAGGGCCCGCAGGGCGCCCGCAAGTCGTCGTTCTTCCGGTACCTGGTCCCGGTCGATTCCTGGTTCTCGGACGACATGGGATCCCTGGACAACAAGGACAGCTCCATGGCGGTGGGTGGTTGCTGGATCATCGAATGGGCGGAACTCGAATCGATGCGCCGCTCGAACGTCGGATCGGTCAAGGCGTTCTTGACGCGCCAGGTCGACAAGTTCCGTCCTCCCTACGGACGATCGATGATCGAAGTCCCGCGGTCCAGCGTGATCGTGGGCTCCACGAACGAAGAACAGTTCCTGCACGACTCGACAGGCTCGCGCCGACACATGGTGATCCCGGTGCAGCACGTCGACACGGACGTGATCGGGCGCGACCGCGACCAACTGTGGGCCGAGGCCGTCTACCGCTACAAGAAGGGCGAAGCCTGGTACCTGAACGCCGAGGAGATGGCCGAACAGACCGCGGTGAATGCCGAACTGACCAGCGAGGATCCGTGGGAATCGACGCTGGAAACCTGGCTTGTGAGCCCCGAAGGCGCGTGCTTTTCCGCGTCGTTCGGCTACTACGTGACGCTATCGAAGGTGTTGGCCGATGGCCTTGCCGTCCCAACCGAGCGCCAGTCCCGGATGTACCAGATGCGCGTCGCCCAGATCCTGGCTTCGCTCGGCTGGAAGCGAAAGCAGTGGTCGCAAGAGGGTCGGCGCCAGTGGGTTTACGCCGCGCCCGAAGGGTTCAAACAGCAGCGCGCCGAGTGATGAACAAAAAATGTTCGCCGCGACTTTTGCGACACGGTTTTCGCGCTTGCGTTTGCGCGAAATTCTGTAACACAAGCCACCACAAAACGAAGGAGTAGAGATGCACGATACCCACAATCTCCCCGCGACGACCGACATGGCGTCGCTGACCGAGCTCGCTACAGCTGTCGCGAAATCCGGCCTCTTCGCGATGAAGACGGTCGAACAGGCGATCACCCTCATGGCTCTGTGCCGTTCGGAGGGCCTCGATCCCATTCAGGCATGCCGACGCTACCACATCATCAACAATCGGCCGGCTATGCGCGCCGATGCGATGCAGGCCGAGTTCCAGAGCCGTGGAGGCAAGATCAAATGGATCCATCGCGACGCAGAGAAATGCGAAGCGGAGTTCTCGCATCCGTCCGGTGGATCTGTAACGGTTCTGTGGACCCTGGAGATGGCTCGCGAAGCGGGTCTGTTGAACAACGACAACTGGCGGAAATACAAGCGGCAGATGCTCCACGCTCGCGTTGTGTCCGAGGGAGTTCGTGCAGTGCTACCCGAGGTAGTCTGTGGCGTCCACACGCCCGAGGAAGTTGGTGACTTTGGCGACCACATCTCGAAGGTCACGGCGCCCGTACAGCCTCCCGTCGGCACGACCATAACAAGGAAGCCTGCCGCGACGAAGCCACAGGCAACGGACGCTGTATTCGTTCCTGTGGAGATGCCGCCATCCCCTGGCGAAGGTAAGGCGCCCCTGCTTTCTCCCGACGCCGCCGCGATCACGCCTCTGATCCAGTCTGCCCCTACGCCGGTTGAAGGTGAATTCACGCCGGTCGACAAGTCCCCTGCCGCACAGACCTCGCAGCCTGCCGGAGGCCGCGGACAACCGCAGCCCACCGCCACGACGAATCCGCCGACGAATCCGCCGACGAGTCCTGCGCCCGGAGTCTCGGATGCCATCCAAAAGCTGCTGGATGCTCCGATCCCCGAAGAACTGAATGCCCAGCGCGCCCTCATGACCCAGATGGGCGTGGAGATCGTGAAGTTCAGCAAGGAAACGTGGGAAGCGATCAAGGCCGACTGGAAGAACTCCACGAGCACCACGGCCCGCCGAAACATGATCGAGAAGACCAAGACCACCTTGCAGGAGCTTTGCGCATGAGCGCCGAAATCATCATCCACGACCCCTACAGCGCATCCAAGGCCTGGCGCTGGATGAACTGCCCGGGCAGCGTCCGCCGCTGCGAAGGCGTCGAAGAACCGAAGGCCCAGGACACCACCGCCCGCGACATGGGCACGCTGTTGCACAAAATCTGCGAGATCCTGGTGCGCCTTGGCTCGCCGACGGTGGCGCAGGTGGAGTCCAAAGCAGAGCTCGACGTGTTCGCCGAGCTGCACGCGACCTACCTGGAGCTCCAATCGAAGTCCGAAGAGGTCCTCGATTCCTGGGACTCGATCCTGCTCAAGGCCTGCCGGATGTGGCGCAAGGCCATGGAGTCGATCGAATGCTACCTGGAACCCGGTTGGACCTGCGCGCCGGAATACAGCGTCGACTTGGCGTTGCTCGGCATCGGCTTGCCCGGCTACATGGACATCCTGGCCATCGGCACCGCGCGCGGCGGCTCCAACGTCCGGGTGGTCGTGGTCGACTTCAAGTGCGGCATGGTCCGCGTCGAGGCGGAGAACAACCCGCAGATGGCCTGCTACGGCATCGGATCCGCCGACGAGTCCGGCGCCGACGACGCGGTGACGCTGATCGTCCAGCCCACCGACGAGGATGGCGAGTCCATCGCCGTGCGCAGCTGGTACATGAGCCCGCAAACCATCGCCGAATGGACCACGGCACTCCAGGAGGCCCGCCGCAAGGCCGAATGGTCCGACCAGTTGACCCCGGGCGAGTGGTGCCAGTACTGCCCCGCGCGCCTGGTGTGCGAGGCCCGGCGCTCCGTTCTGGGCGCCCCGATCGACGTGAAGGACCTGGGCGGATACCTGGAGCTCATGAACGCCGACCAGCGCGGAGAATTCCTCTCCCGCCTGCAGCAGGCCAAGAAGTGGGCGGAAGCGGCATGGGACGAGTGCAAGCTCCTGCTGCAGACCACCGGCCTCACCGCCGCCGGCTGGGAATTCCGCAAGGGCGCCCAGATCCGCGTCTGGTCCGACCCTCAGAACGCCAGGACCGAGCTGCTCGCGCTGTGCAACGCGGCGGGCATCCCGGAATCTGTCGTGATCGATGCGAAGCTCAAAAGCCCCAAGACCCTCACCGATGAGGCGGCGCTTTCGCTCGAGGTGTTCGGCCACCTGGTCGGGACCAAGTCGAACGCCCCAACACTGGCTCCGATCTCCAAGAAGAAGCTGAAGGAAAAGGAGGCCGCTGCATGCTGAACGAAGTTCGCGTGATGGGCTACCTGGGCGCGGATCCCGAAGTCCGCACCACGCCCAACGGCAACACCAGCGCCACATTCCGCTTGGCGTGCTCGGAGCGCTGGACCGATGGCAACGGGCAGCGACAGGAGCACACCGAATGGGTCACGTGCGTGGCCTGGCGCAAAGACGCCGAGCTGGTCCAGATGTACCTGCGCAAAGGCTCGCGAGCGCTGGTGCAAGGCAAGCTCCACACCCGCACGTGGGAAGACAAGAACGGCGGCGAGAAGCGCTACGCCACCGAAGTCGTCGTGGCCAGGGTCATCCTGGTGGACAAGAAGGAACAAGGCGAGCGCCAGGAGCCTTCCGAACCGGCACGGCGCCAGGCCAGGGCTTCGCAGCCGTCCGCGCAGACCAGCATGGACCAGGAAGGAGGTGATCCCGATGACCTCCCCTTCTAACCTGGGGACGCTGTACCAGGAAGTGCGCCGAACCGGACAGAATCTGCGCCGGATGCGGAACTACTGGGGCCAACGCCCCACGCAGCGCCTGATCAAATCCCACCAACGCCACCTCGAAGCCCTGCAGAAGTACCGCGCGGCCCTCGAGAAACTCACCGAAGGAAACCATCCATGAAGAAGTACGTGAAGGCCCTCATCGCCGATATTTTCCCACGACATTGGTGCCTCACCGCGCATGGAGGGATCGAGGTCCGGCAAATCATCCAATCCACCTCCCGCGTGCCTGGCTTGTACCGCTGGCAGATCTTCTCCCGTGTTCGGGCTGGCATCGGAATACTTCCCATCGACACCTTCGGCCAGCGCCCGCTGGCGTCGGGATGGACCATCGGCACCGAAGGCGGAGCACGATTCGACGCGAATCTGGCTCTCGCGAAACTTCAGGGGCGCGCAGATGGTTGACAAAGCTTGGAACGAAATCGCCTTGGACATGCAGCGCAAGGGATTTTCGGCGACGGAAATCGCCAAGGCCAAGCCCCGCAAGGTGCGTCGCGATGCATCGGGCCGGAAGCTGGAGTACGACGAACAGAAGGACTTCGTGTCCTGGTTCCGCAAGACGTACCCGCAGCACGCCAGACGGCTCCTGTCCATCGAGAACGCCGCCCACAGGGGTTCCTTGATGCGCGCTTCCATGGCCAAGGCTTCGGGCATGGTCACCGGCGCCAGCGACCTCTTCTTTCGGCTCCCGTGCGGCCGGTTCCACGGCCTGTGGATCGAGATGAAGAAGCACGACGGCAAGGCGACACCCGACGAGGTCCGCTTCCAGGACGAGACCCGCGCGGACGGATACGCCGCGGTGGTCTGCCGTGGAGCCGAAGAAGCGAAGATCGCCATCCGTCACTACCTGTCGGCGGCTGCGTAGCCATGGCCCACCCCCTCCACGGTACGAAGCCGCTGGCCGCGAAGCTGCGCCAGGCGCGCGAGTGGGGAAGCCAGGGCCGCAGCATGGTCGTGTACAAGCTGGTGCGCGGAACTCGTGGCAAGGACTTCCAGGTCCTGCGCGGTACCGATGGATGCGTGGTGATGTTCTCCGGCGGGTTCGAGCGGGACGCCAAGGACCGCATGGTTCCCGGCCGCGAGGCCATCGCCTGGGCAAGCAGTTTCCCGGGCTGGACGGCGGCGTTCCTGTGAGCACGCGAATCCTTCCCGAACCTCGGGCGAACGGATCGCGTGGACCGCTCCCGCGCCAGCTGGACTGGTTAGACCACCGGATGCGGGAGACGACGGGAAATGTCTCCGACACGATCCCGTTCCAGCGTCCGGGCTGGTGCTCGCAGAAGGACTGGGACGCGTTCCGACGCGCCGCAGCCGATGGAAGGACATACAAGATCGAAGTGGTAGTGCGTCCCACCTTGTCGGCCCTGCGCCGGTACTGCCGCCACCTGGCAGCATCACGCAAGGCCCGCGACCTCGACGCGATCATGTCGGCCGAACCTGTCTCCGACCACGTCGTCTGGATTCGCGGGTGCGACGACCTGCAGCTGCGCCAATACGCCTACGCCCGATCCATCGGCCTGATGCCGTGGACGCTGACCGAGCAGCGCGGGACGAATGTCGTTATCCCAACCAAAAACCTGAAGGCATTCGAGGCCTGGAAACGAGCAAACCAATGAGCGATCAGATAGCAGCCACCGACATCCAAATCTGGCCATTGCGTGACCCCAATGCGTCACGCGTCAAAGCCATGGTTTCGATCACGTTTAACCACGCATTGCGAATTTCTGGATGCAAGATTGTCGATGGAGCCAAGGGATTGTTTCTCGCCTACCCACACGAGAAGAAGCCTGGATCCGACCAATTCTTTCCGCTGTTCCAACCTATCGAACGATGCGTCGGCGATCGGATCCAGCAAGAAGTGCTCTCCCGATTCCAAGCTATGCGGGCCACCCCATGAGCGAGATCAAGGTCAAGAAGTTCTCCTGGAACCCGGATGACAAGGAAGTCGTGTGCCACTACACGGTGACCGTCAACGGCAAGCAGGAGAAGCACACCCTCGAATGCAGCGACAAGCCCAAGGCCGAACTGCTGGACGCGATGCAAGGCCTGGACGAGATGGCGCTGCAGCAGTGCGAGGTGATCCGCGTCGCCGACAAGAAGGAGCGGAAGGCCTGGAACGGCATCCTGGGCGAAGGGTACATGGAGGCGAACCACGACCCGATCATGAAGGCCACCGGGAACACCGAAGCCTTCGCGACGGTGCGCAGCGTGTCCTGGTCCTGGGCGTGCGACATCATGGGCGCGTCGTGCTGTCTGCTGGTGAAGCTGGAGCACTCGCACACGCCGTTGGTGGTGAACTGCCCGCACAAGCCCGAGGAGCAGTACAGCGAGAGCGGAACGGCGCACCTGCTGCCCGGATCGCTGGCCGACGCCTACCACGAACTGCACAACCTGGTCGTGGGGTACATCAACGGCGACCGCGAGCCGCCCGAACAGATCGACATGTTCGAAGAGAAGAAGGAGACCGCCTGATGGAAGCCACCAAGACTCAAGCGGAAATCGAGTGCCGCAGGTGCTTGAAGTACCCGAGGTGTGATATCCCGTGGAAGGATCTTGCGTCGGACTGCTCCGGTCGCGAACCTCTTGGTCCAGGTGAGGAGTGGGCGCACGGCGGGGCGCCGAAAATCACCACAACAGGTTCTCGCGCCCAGCTCGCGGAGGCCAAGGCGCAGACCGACAGGGTGGCGGCGGAAGATCTTGTCTGCCCCCGAGTCGAGCAGACGATCCTGCATGTTCCAGGCGAATCTAGCGGAAATTGTTTCGCCGCCGTCTTGGCTGGACTCCTCAAGATCCCCATCGAGGATGTCCCGGAATTTAGCGGATCCGGGTGGCAGAAGCAGGTGAACGCCTTTCTTAGGCCATACGGCCTCGCATGGCTACAGATCGCAATCGACAGTGATTGGCTGGACTCTGTTGGCGTCTCTGGCATGTGGCATGAGGTCAGCGGAGACACGACTCGGTTTGGCGGCAAAGTCCGGCACGCCTGCGCCGCAATCGACTGCACCGTCGCATGGGACCCGCACCCGAGCCAAGAAGGACTCGCCGTCCAGGATGGTGCGAGCATCTTTGTGGCGCTTCGCCCCTGGGAAACCGCCCAACGAAACCTCCGCACCGTCCCCTCCTCCAGCGTGCTCGGGGAGTGGCATACGCCGGACCAACACCCGGAATGGCCAGAACCAGAGCGCGAGGGCGGGCTGGTTCTCGGCTCCGATGTTTCTGTTCGAGTCCTTGGATGGATCGAAGATTGGGGCTGGCACCCCGTCGTCCTACGCGAAGACGACGACACTGAGCCGCCACGGTACTTCTGGGAAGATCCGATAGACTGCTTCACACCGGAGGAATTGAGCGAACGACTGCGCGGCTGGGTCTCATTGCCACTGGAACCGAGCGCCCTCCGCAACAACCAGGGAGGAAACGCGACATGAACACCCTCCAAATTCTGACCTCCCAGGCCATTGACGCTGGCTTCCACTGGCGTACGCGAGGCGGTGAGGAATTCCTTCGTCCCGCGAACATGGAGACCCGCCACGTCTTCTTCACGTGGCTCATGATCTGGAACCACTCCTGTCCGGAGGAACTTGTCCGCCCCGAAGGCCGCAGGTACACGGAGTTCGATCCATTCTATACACCCGCCTACATGGCCCAGGCGTTCCGGGTCATGTTCAACGAGCTGCGGAGCCGCAAGGACCTGCGGGCCACCTGGAAGACTGTGGTGGACGAGGTTCTGGCCAGCTACGCAGCATGGCACGGCCTGGACGAACTCAACGAGGTCCACCAGATGGAATGCGAGGTATCCCGATGAAGATGCGCCCCATTCTGTTCTCCGGTTCGATGGTCCGCGCACTCCTGGGCGATTGCAAAACCATGACCCGGCGAGCCATCAAGAAGCCCGAGCCAACCCTGTTCCCGGACTGGTTCGCATCCGCTTCCTGGGAGCCAGACTTCGGCCTTGTGGTCAAAGACCACGAAGGCAAGGGGCGCGGTACCTGGACGCGGGAATGCACCTACGGCCAGCCTGGCGACATCCTGTGGGTACGCGAGACGTTCGCCACCGACGACGGCGAAACATTCTGGTACCGCGCCGACGGCGAGACCTACAATCACGGTTTGCCCTGGAAGCCGTCCATCCACATGCCGCGCCGCGCCGCCAGGATCTTCCTGCAGATCATCGATGTCCGCGTCGAGCGCCTGAACGTGATCTCCGACAACGGCGTGAAAGCCGAGGGCATCGACCAGGTGCGCGAAGAATGGTCGCGGCACCCCGACTTTTGCGAAACCCTGACAGACCGCGAACTCTTCCAGACCCTCTGGAAATCGATCAACGGCAAGGGATCATGGGGCGCGAACCCGTGGGTCTGGGTGGTCGAATTCCGGCGCCTTGGACCCGATGAGCTGGCCAAGATTCGCATGGACGAGCTGCGCCAGTTCGCCCAGAGCGCCCCTTTCAACCTGGAGGCCACCCCGTGACCGTCCAGACGAACTGGTTCCGCTCCCGCACATCCGCGATGCTGCACGAAATCGCGATCTTGAAGAACCGCGCCCACGCCACAGTTGAGGTGGACCGCAAGCTCCGCATGGGCGAGTACCACATCGGCGAAGGCCCCGCCTGTATCCCTGGCGAGATCGGGCGCGAGTGGAACCGCGACGGCCGCCTGGAGATCCGCGTCGAGGTCGCGACCTGATGGCTCGCAAGATCCACCGCAACCAGCGCGAGCAGATCGCCAAGCGGTTCGACGGCCGCTGCGCCTACTGCGGTCAACCCCTGGGCGAGAACTGGCACGCCGACCACGTGGAGCCCCTTCTGCGCGGCTGGACCCCGCAGGAGGCCCGCACGCTGGGTGTATCCAAAGGAATCGACGCGCCGGAGAACATCGTCCCATCCTGCGCGACCTGCAACCTGCGCAAGTCCAAGATGTCGGTTGGCCTGTTCCGCCACGAGATCCGCGCCATTCCATCCCGCCGAGGCCTACGTATGATCCCCGCACTCCTTGCCCTGGCCGGTTGCGTTGCCCTGCTGGCCCAGATCGTGCGCGAGCACCGACGGGAGGCGCGGGACCGATGGCAGGACTGACGCCCCGGCGCGTGCGGTGGGCGATGCGCTTCGCCTCGTGGCTCATCAAGGCACTCGGGGCCGAGATGGTGTACATCGTCGCGGCCAAGCGCGAGCCGGGGACCAACGACTCCCAATGGATGTACCAGCAAAACCGCATCCGCACGGTGACAGGCTTTGCGAAGGTCTTCTGGAGTACGGTAGGCGACGACGCGGCCCAGCACTACAGCGAGGCCGAGATCTTCGAGATGGTCGGGGACTAGAACAGCGAGCAGACCGCCACGCCCGCAACGAAGCCCAGCCCGAAGGCGGCGACAGGGGAACGTCTTGGGGCGCAAGCGGATTGCAGGGAGTCGATTACGGCGTCCCGGATGGCCAGGGAGCCGCGCAGGGAGTCAGAGAGCATGACGAGGGCGGAGTCCCGGAGAACCAGGCTCTGCGCCTCGTGGCACGATAGGGCGACCTCGCACAGCTGGGAGGATCCCACATCCTCGGCTGTGGTCACTGTGTCGCGGATCGTGTCGGTGACGCGCACCACTCGCAGGGGAGGTCGCCGAGCCCTGTCACGCAGGATGATGGCCAGCGTGTCGGCGGGCGCGTGAACGACCTGGACGGCGAACGAGTCGAACCGCTCGGCGCGCACCTGGTTGGCCACGGCCACCGAGTCGCGAACGGCTGCGGCGGTAGACGGCGGATGGTCGATGATGGGGTGGAGAAACACGAATGCACCAAAAGCAAAGGCGGCGCATCCAGCAACAATAGCAGCCGGGCGGGAATATATCACGGAGCCGCCTTTGTCTTCACGATCGCGAGCGTCGCAACATCGACAACGGAGTTCGGGCCTCCGATTGCAACGCCGATTCGCGACCCTGTCACGGCTGCTGCGGTTGCCACGAACTCGGGTCCAATCAGCCGCATTCGCGTTCCGACTGGCTGCATGTTCACGTCCTCCCGCGCAGTGTTGCCGAAGCTGTGGTTGATGCTGGAGTCCTCGGATCGCAGGTAGGCGCCGCACGATGCCGCTGTATCGGCCTGCCCAACGGATATGATCTCGATATCAGCGACAGGGCGATAGGTCGCGCCAAGCTCCAGAGCCGTCGTGGTCTTGTACCAGAACCCGGCCCCGTTTGCTGTGACGGCCAATCGAGTGCGCGAGCGGCCAGCGGAATCGGCAGTTCCCGTCGATGCGGTGACGGTGGATCCTGAGTTCGAGAATCCGGTAGGGGGATCGGCAGGCGTGACGATGGATTCCCCGAGCCCGATTCCAGGGAGGTCCGTGAAGGCCATTTCGCCGAACATCTGGCGGAAAGGCCTCTCGAATGCAGGAGCAGCGGCCCACGCCCCCTTCTGGTTGAAGTGCTTTTCGAGCGTGTCGAGATAGTCGGCAGGAGTTGCCTGCCCTGCACCGTTGAGCAGTTCCCAGACATCGGCCAGGAAAACGCGACCAGGCCAGCGAGCGACCAACGTCTTGTAGTAGTCGGATAGGAGCTTGTATTGCGTCCAGTCGCCGGGGTTCAGCTGCATATGCGGGGTCACAAAGAGGATGCGATGCCCGGCTTTAAGCCCAGCAGAAACGCACTGATCGACGTACGGCTTGACTGTCGCGAACGTCCCGCCGCCACCTACTCCGAGGTCGTTGGCCCCGAGCATGAGCATGTCCACGTCATGGGCAGTTGACGAGACCTCGGCCAAAAACTTCGTGGTGATCTGGGACGACGTAGTCCCGCCGACGGCTCCATTGTACCCAAGGATCATCGGGCACCCATGTCGAGCCCAGGCCGCGAACAGGAGCGAGTCCGAGTACCACTTTTTAGCAGTAGTGGTTTCGGTTGAGTATTGGAACGTCGAGGATCCCCAGGAGTGCGCGACGTTTTTTGCGGATCCGGTGGCGATGTCGGAAAACTTTGTCCAGGACGGGGCGACGTTGGAGGCGTAGAGTTCGCCGGAAATTTCGAGCGGACGATCCGCCACGAGGGTGGAGCCGTCGGAGGATCGAGAGAAACTGCTTGAAACCCAGCTTCCCGTCGTAGTATCCCAATTCCACGACTCCCCCGTGGCCTCGCACAGCAGTATTTCCCCCGGTTCGCCGATCAGATTGAACCGGTCCTCCGGCGTCTCGATCCGGAACCACTCGACGGATCCCTGGAAGCGCCCCGCTGCATTGACGTTGATGACCTTCATCGCGCACCTCGTGCTTCATCGTTTCGAGCGTCGGCGCCGTCGAGGCGCTCCGTGCCCTTTTCCGCAAAACGTCCCACCACTGCCCCCGCTGCCGTCGATGCCACCAGCATGCTCAGGACGGTCACCGCGCCCGGTTGGATGTCCCGATCGAGAGCGACCGAGGCCAGCACGCACGAGCAGCCCACGACCACCGCCAGGGCGTACAGAGCACGCCTGGACGATTTCCGTCCCGATGGCGAGTCCAGGTAGCTCATCGCTCGAAGGCCTTCGCCTGGGTGTACACCTCGGCAGTGCGGCGCAGCCATCCCGTGCCGTAGCGCGAGAAGGTCCGCAGGCACCGGTAGTGCTCCTCGCGCAGCTTCCGCAGCCGATCCAGCACCCCCGGATTCCGGCACGCCACGAGCGTCACCGGCCCCACCACGCCGTCGACAGGGACGCCAGCTGCCCGTTGCAGGTACCGCACAGACTGAACCACGCCCAGGTTCACCGCCGTGTCCAGCATGAAGTAAGCGAGGCTCGCAGGCAGCTCGTCGCCGTGGATGCGGTCCCAGAAATCGGCGCGGTAGATCGCGATCGCGTCGCCCACTTCCAGCATGGCGATGTCAAGCGTCGGATACGAGCGCTTCGTGATCCCGTACTTGGTTTCGCCGCCCGGGTCGCTGGGATCGTTCACGTAGCCCGCTTCGTGCTTGAGGACCGATCGCACGGATTGATCGAACAGGCTCATCGGATTACCACTTTCTGCGCTTGGGTGAGGATCTCAGACAGGACTCCACGCATGAGCAGCAGCAGGAGACCAGCCGTACCCCACTTGATCGTGGACTCCACGGCCCAATGGACGCATTTCGTCGTCAGGCTCGACCCGGCCAGCTCGCGAATCTGGGCGTCGTGCTTCCGGAGCGTGTCGAGCACGCTGGGACGCTCCACCGTCGATTCGACCAGGATCCGCCGCGTCTCGGTGGTGTTCTGGTCGATCTGGTCGATCTTCCTGGCGAGTGCTTCGAGGTCGTGCATCAGGGGTTCACCCGGCGCACACGGTTGCGATGGATCACGTAGGATGTTTCCGCGTCAGGATTGAATCGCACGTCAAGTGAATTGGCTTGCGTTCCGTCAACAGAAATCGTTCCGGTATTGACCCACGGAGCATTGGACCCGCTGGCCGAAAACACTGATGTAACGTACCCGGTGATCGATGATCCTGAGCCAAGCAACTCGATTTCGATCCGAAGCGTTCCGGTCCCATTCTGGCCAGCGATGTTCGGCGCAATCGCGATTGCATACGTCGATCCGGACGGAGATTGCTCTCCGGTGAGCTGCGGTCCAATGTAGACCTGGTACGTTGCTCCGCCGCCATCTCCCGGGATCGAAAGCGCCTGCTCGATGATGAGCTTCGTCCCGTTCGCGATCGTGTTCGCGGCGAATTGCAGTCCGCTTGCTGCGTTGTTTGCGAACGCTGATTGCCAAACATCGGTCGTGGCGGAGCGCCCGAAATCCGAGTGGATCAGAACTTCAGCACCAACAATGGGGGCCGCGCCAAGCGTGGCGCGTGCTGCGTCTGCGTTGGCATCATCGAGGACCGTCTTCATGTACGTCGAGACGGGGAGTAAGCCTTCGTCCCAGATCCCTGTCCACGGGTTCCAGGCTCCGCCGCCAACGGGATACGTCACGCGCTCGCGGTGGTACATCCCTCCCCATCTGGTGCTGAAGATGATCTGCGTTGCAAGTGGACCATTTCCAGCACTCCCGCCAACAAGCTGAAGCATTGCACAGCGGGAACTCCCGCCGTCAAATTCCGCAGGGAAATGGCTCCAGCTCGTGACTCCGGTGAACTCTACCACGCACGGCAACCCGCCGTTGATGTTGTCAGCGTCCACATCCCCGGAAAGCGTGATCGACGGTAGCGCAAGGCCCGAGGAGAACGGCGCAGCCGCCCACGCCCCACTCGTGAACTGCTTCGCGCTCCCGTCCGAAAGGAACGCCACCATTCCGGCGATCGGCGTGAAGGCCTCCCAATTTCCGTCGAAACGCCGAACAATCTTGTTCGCAGGCGTAGCAGTCGCGCTGGTCAAATAGGCGTCGCCGTCCGCAGGGGATCCAGGAAGCGCATCAACCAGCGAGATTGCGCGGAAGGCTCCCAGGCAGTCGAGCGCCCGCAATTTCAGTTCCAGGTCGTTGAGGCTCTCCGCATTCAGGAACGGCCCCGACGACGAACGATTGATCCACTTGCGCCACGATCCAGGTAGAAGAGTCATGCCTCCAAGATGGCGCGAGACCCGCAGGGCGGGTTCTGTCCGGTCAGACGCTCTCCGGAGGCGGTACGAACGGGAAGCCGCCGTGTCGTTCGTTGTTGTTGAAAACGTCGCGGCACATGGCGAACGTCTTGTCGCACTTCTTGCCGATCAATCCGACATCCCCCTCCGCGACCGGGAAGGGAAACCCTGGCGGAGCAACGTGCAACGCCCACTCGCGCCCGCCAGCTTCGGCAGGTCCGAGATCCTCGATCCGTTCGATCGTGCGCGAGTACATCGCGTTGCGGCCGGTCGCAAAGAAGAACGATCCGCCCTCGTAGCCGTTGAATCCTCCGGCAGGCTTCCGCGCCAAAATCTTCGTCCTCGTGCTGCCCGCCTTGGCGCCGACCTCGAATTCCACCGGCGAAGCCCCGCAGCGCGCGTCGCCCAGCTCATGGCGGCACCATGGCGACACCAGGTGACGCGGATACGACGCCGCGGCGAGCCTGCCGATCCACGCTTTGCACGACAGCGACACGCCGAACTCGGTCGGCTGCGCCTGCTCGATGTAGCCGCCGAAGTCGAAGAGGTCGAATTCTTCTGCTTGCCAACCGGCAGTCGAGACCCAGCGGTCCACGTACACCGCCGCCCCATCCAGCACCCCCCGGATCGCGCAGTCCTTGAGGGACTCCATGTGGCCCGGAGCAAGCTCGAATTGGAAGTCGGACAGCTCGATGGAAACTGTCGGGATTTCCTGCCCGCACGACTCCACCACGTCGCCAATCGACATCCTCTCGACCACCCGGAACGCGCCGAACTTGTTCGCCCCCCAGAACGCTTCCCGGTCCTTGATGTCCAGGTGCACCGATCCCAAGGTGTCGCGGAACCCCCGGAAAATCCGGATCTGCACCGTCGACACCACTTCTATGGAGCCGCTGGCCACGATGGCCTCGTAGTCGGCCAGGCCGTTCATTCCCCACCTCATGCGAACACCTGCACCAGGTCGACCGCCTTGGTCTTCCAAATCCTGCGCAGCCACTGCTGCACGTCGAGATCCGTCGACGCGAACCGCACCCGCCACCAGTAGGAAAACGTCGCCGTGACCGCCGCGCCAGCAGCGGGAGCCGCAGCCAGATTCACCACGCCGCCAGCGCCAAGGATGGCCGACACTTCGACGCCGTCCACCTTCACCACGGCCGCTTCGATCTCCTGGATCGGCTCGTCGTACCTGTAGGCCGCTCCGGTGCCTCCCAGCGACCGCACGAGCTGGAACTGCGCTCTGGTCCCGTCCCCGGTGCCGATCGGCGCGTCCGTGGCCGCGTAGTCGTCCGGATCGCGGAACCGGAACGTTTCCAGGGCTCCACGGTGGCGAAGCCAGAAGCCCGACAGTTTCTGGAGATCGGAGATCCCGGCCGTCCGATCGTCCATGAGGAATTCGAAACCCAGCGACCAAGACCACTTGGGACGCGGCTGCACCTGGATCCGGATCTCTCCTCCGGTCTCTGTCTCCTGGATCGCAGTGGGCCACGACGCCGATCGCTGGACGTTGAGGGTCAGCCCCTGAAGGGTCGGGAAGATCTCGTTGGACATCAGGTCACCTCGATGGGGTAGGACCGCGCCGCCTCAAGGGGCTCGGCCAGCGAACCAGGTACGGCCAAGGACGGAAATCGGACTTCCAGGAGGCCGTCGCCGTCGGGGATCCACTCCATGTGGCTCCCGCCGAATACAGCGACCTTCTCGCCCGGCTGGTGGTCGCCCAGCTCTGTCCCCCAGAGCCCGCGCCGCAACGTCTCGCCAGATCCCAGGTATCCCGCAAAATTGGTGCGCTCGGCGTGCGCCACAAGCTCGTCCCCCAC